ACTTCTACCCAAGCATATCCATTACGGTCTTCTTTTGCGCCTTCGAATGTCTTATAAAAATGATTAAGACCGTTTGGCGTAGATGTGAGAAGAATCTTCGTAGTCTCGCCAGATGAAATAGTAGGAAACACAGAAGCGAAGAAAGTGTCCCAGTTCTCTACGAACGCTGTTTCATCGATATATAAAAATGATACAGACTTGCCCCGAATTGCTGAAGAAGATGTTGCTGCTGCTAATATTTTACATCCATTCTCAAACTCTACAGAACCTTTGTTCCATTCAATCACCCCTTGTTGAATCCACTTAGGTAATGCTTCAAATGCTATCTTAATACGATCTAATATCTCTCTCGCAGCATCACCCTTGTTAGCAAGAAGTGCTACTGTTTTATGCTCATTGAAGAGAATGTAATGGAGTATAAGAACAACAGCGGTCGTAGTTTTACCTGCCTGGCGCGATGTGTTAACAATAACGTTACGAGTTTTTTCTGATTTTTTTATGATTTCTTTTTGATAGTCGTATAACTCAATAGGTATCAAACCATGGTCGACATGAACAATTTGTATATATTTTTCAGCGAAATATATCACATCTTTAGCGCATTTTATATATTCAGCAACTAAATCAGGAGACCATTCAATTGAAGTTCCTTTTCTTTTCAGATTTACATTACCAAGATATCCCTTTTCAATCATTAGATAAGTCTTTCAATGCCCTCTGTAAATCTGCTGTTGAGCCGACAAAGAGATTGTTATTGACTGTCTGTGGTACTGATGGTTCTTGTTTGCCGACAAGTTCTCTTTTCTTCTTTGAGAGGTCGAGAAGGTCTTTGTTAGCATTGACAAGAGTACTCATCAGTGTAGAAACTACTTCATACGCTCTTGGATGTTCTGAAGCACGAGCAACATCAATCATATCTTCAAGCGCTTTGTTGCCTTGTTCAATCACAGAGTAAAGATTCTCTCTTGTAAAACGAAAGTCGTTTTCAACGTTATCGTCATCTTCAGGCACAACAACTTGAAGACGTTCTTTGGTAATTGGTGTTAGATTCAATGCATTATGAATTGTTTTGTCATCCATAACTATACATCCTCTACAATTACAATATATCCCCAATCGTCATCTTTATTGATTTCTGTGTAATCGATTGTATTATTAGCAAGAGTTGTTGGTTCACCGTTAGCTGTTAGACCAGGATAAATCTTAACTCGCTCTGCTGGAGTTGAATTTGTCGTAAAATCGCCATCTCTTGGGCTTGCATAAAAGTTAGTATTTGCAAACTTGATGATTTTCTTGTTGGTAACTGGACCAAAGAAGTAGCCCTTCATCGTAAATGTTAGCGTCCAAAGAACAGCTCTTCTTTGTGTAAAGTCTCCTTCATATACTTCTTCGTTGTTGATTGAAGTTAGAATTGTGGGAATATCATAGTATTCATCAAGTGTATCGATCAGTTTTACCGAAGTAGTCCATTCTGGCTTGAAGAACGGCAGTATTTGTTCAATGATTTTTGTACCATCTTCAGCGTATTTTGCCATAATCGAAAGAGTAAAATCGAGATTATATGGCGCCGGAACAAATTGAGTTATCAATATGTTATTATTTGCTGAAGATGTTTTTGTGTTACGAAGTCTACCAGTAAGTCTGCGTTCTGGATCGTAAACAATGTTTGTAATCTCAAACGACATACGAGGCAAAGTCATTGCTGTTGGATTTGTTAGATTCGGATCAGCCTCAAGTCTCGCAAGAAACTTTTGCATTGGACCATAGGCAATTGGCACACGAAATCTCTTTTGTGTGTCTCCATTATTGTCCTTACGAGATATTAAAATCTCGTTGAACAAAGTACCAAAAATCGTCACATAACGACGAAGAGAACCGTGATAGAAATCATGACCAAACATTACCACCTACCTCCTTCAGAGAATGGATTCGCTTCAGAGAAGTCGATGATATCGTCTGCTGCTTCTTCAATCGTAAAGTTATCAGCGAGTGTGTCTTGTGTCTCAAGATACTCAATGGAAGTGTTTGATGTTGTTTCTTTGGACTCAAATAGATTGTCAATTTCTTCAATACCGGTATTAAAAGTCTCGTTAGAATACTCAAACAACGAAAGTCTTAAATCATAAGTTTGAAGTTCGCCCATTTGATAAAAAATTGCTTCATGTTCAACAAAGGTTATTTCCCACAAACTTCCTGCTTTTGCCATAGGAAAATAAATCAAATCCCCTTCAAGAGGTCTATCATTACGAGTAAATTGTGATACATCAAGTTCGAATCTTCTCTTTGAAACAGTCAAAGTCATTTCATCACGAACTTCTACGCCGAACTTGGATAGAAAGTCACCTTCTCCTTCAAATCCATCAACATTCTTAATATACATTTCGATAAAGTCTGCACGTTTATAAGTTGATAAATCATCTTCGTTTAGAATATCATCCTTTGCGCCAACAGTTCTTGTAATGTAATATACATCATGTCCATAGATTTTAATTGATTCAATAACTAAGTCTTCTATAAGATATTGCTCCATTGAAGAGCCGAAGTTATTGAAGTATAATGAAGTTGCCATAGAATTATCCAATCATATCCATTACTGGTAGACTGTATGATGAAATCATTTCCTCTTCAAGTCTTTGAATTTCTGCTTGTGCGTCTTGTAAAATCTGTTCACCGTTGAACTGTACACCACCGGGGAGTTGCATACCAGTGAACTTCGTAAGATTTGAACCCCATTGATATTTAATCTTTGCTGTAGCATAGTTTTGTAACCAACGATCTTTCCACATATCTGTATAAGTTTCTTGGTCTAATACTTGATAACACTCAGCAACAATATAATCACCAACATTAACTCTTTGCCAATCCATATCAATATGGAGTTTATTGACATGTCGATTATATCGAATAGGTTGCTTACCAACTAACATTTCTTCAATGAACTGAATATTCTGCATTGCCATCATATACTCTTGAAGACGATAACTACTCATATCGTATATGTCGTTAAGAGCAAATTGATACCGAATATTAAAAAGATTATTGACAGATAAAGCATCACCAATATCAAAGATATTGATGACACCAATAATGTTTTCTGATACAGTAATATATTGATTTGAAATATCATCAGACGTGAGTTGATGTTTAAGAAACATCTTCTCAACACCATCAAAATGATAATCGTTCCAATATGAGATTGCTTCGTCTACACGATCATCAACTTGGTCATCGTCCACGTTGATCTCAATGACCGGCTTACCTAACTTTCTCAGGCACCACTCTTTAAAGGTCGCTTTGTCTGTTGGTTGTGCCATCTAACGCTCCTGTAGGGTTTCTTTTTATTTATAATTATGAAGCCCAGGGTGCAGTTCTATTAACAATAGGAGGATTATTAATTTTGTCAATAGCATTGCTAATGTTTTGCTGTAGACGAACTTCTGCTTCTTCAGCGGTCTCTTCGCCTTGTGTTAGTCCAGCAAGAACCCAACCTTTTACAGTCGCTTCTGTTAAATCAGCAAATGCTGTAAAGTTATCAGCATCAGCAGCACTAACAGATACTGTTCCTATGTTACTAGACGATGCATTCGTTTCATCATCTGTACCGTGTAACTGCCAATGAATTGTTGTTACAACATCAGACAAATCACCTTCTGTTGGCTTTGTTTCAAGTGGATTAAAATTCCATGTATATGTAATTGTCATTTAGTTTATCCTTATATTGATGCCCAAGGTAAATCTTTTTCTACAATTGCTCTTTGGTCAATCTGCTTCTGAATCTGCTGATTAACATGATTTTCATATTCATCAACAACTACTGCCTGAATCCAACCAAGAATAATTTCTTCAGTTAGATCAGCAAAAGCTACGAACTCGCCTTCAGGAACATCTACTGATGTAAATGGTGTTGCACCAGAAAATGTACCTTGTTCACCATTATCATCTGTTCCTGTCTTAGTCCAAAAGGTCTGAACAATGGCATCGGTATTATCGCCCTCGTCCTTTACCTTTACACTAGTAACTTTCCATGTATATGTAATTGCCATTTTAATTTACTCCTTTGAGTGTATCAATTTCGTTTCTAAGGTCTTCAATCTGTTTTTGCTGTTCTTTCATTGCTTCAATTAGAACAGGAACTAATTTTGCATAATCTAGAGTTTTATAATTTTCACCAGACTTAGATGTAATTTCTCCAGTTTCTTCATCTGTATGATAATCAAATGGCGCAAGACTTACTACTTCTGGAAGAACTGCTTCTACTTCTTGTGCGCTAAGACCAAGTTGAACTTTTTCATCAGTATAACCATTCTCTTTTGCAAGATCATTATTTACATATCTAAATCCATTTAATGATTTAATAATATCAAGAGAATTTTCAATATTACCAAGTTTCGTTTTTAGTCTTTCATCAGAATAATATGCTGTAATATTACCAGTTGCTGCAATTTCATTGGCAACATAAAATGCTTTACTATTATATACTCTGACCCATGTGGTATCAGTCATATGGATACCACCACCATATGTTCCATTATACCAACCACTAGTACCAGATGAACGGAACCAGTTTGAGCAACCTATAGAATTATCAGCGCCATGAGCATAACCAGCATAAATTCTGTTCACGTTTGAAATTGAACTCGGATCAACATAATAACCAGTATCATGATTATCATAGAATATATACGAATACAAATTCGCCATATAAACATGACGATAATCTGTGCTATCTGTAGATTGCCCTCTAATTCTGATTTGACCATCAGAATACATTTTAATAGCAGCAGATGCGACGTTACTCCAATGGAACTGTATACT